CATCTCTCTTACGATGCACCTACCAAAATAGGTGCGCCAAACATTGGCGCGGGATGGAGCAGCCCGGTAGCTCGTCAGGCTCATAACCTGAAGGTCGTAGGTTCAAATCCTACTCCCGCAACCAAAATTTCTAACAAGATATCAATGGCTTAGACCAGTGCAGGGCGCCCCGTGGGGCGCTTTTTGCGTTGCAACACAGAACAACACGTTTCTTTGCGATTCCAAACGCTTACAGCCGTTCCTATTTCTTCCGTGCAACACCCATGCGACATGGAAATGATTGGATGTTCGTGGGGCGTTCCGTGTACGAATGAGCTTGACCTCTCGACCCGCGAGAGCTGTCATGTCCTCGAAACCAAATCGGGGACCATCATGCCTAAGACCAATGACGCCGCGCTGGACGCCTTCATTGCCGCAAAGGCCGAAATCGACACGATGCTTGGGCGGCTGGTGGCGCACAGCGCCGACCACTTCGGATCCAGCCCCGAGGAGGTGAACTGGGGCCATGTCGGCACGCTGGACCACTATCGCGGCCGCCTCCGCGAAATCACCGCCATGGCATTCTGCGAGGGCGAGCACGCCGACTGATCACAGTCCCAAGCTTCAGCCGCCACCTCGCTGGTCAGGGAGGGGGCACAAAACAGGGATGCTGTGTGCCACAACATCCCCGCCGACTATACTGGCTGGCCAAAGCACGTCCCCATGGCCAGCTTGCTGATGGCCGCGTGCGCACCCGTCAGGTGTTGATCCGTCGGCAGATTCCAAGTTGGGAACAGCCCGGCGATAGCCGCCATGTGGTTTTCCAACTCACCGATGACCATGTTGATGTTCCATGTCCCGTCGTATTCGGCTGCCGCCTTCCGAAGATCGGCGCACAGGGCAATGATCGCTGCATAGTTGCGCGTCGCGTCAAGCTGGCTTGCCTCCTTCGTGTCCTCGACCAATAGGGTGAGACCATTCAGAATGGCACGGATATCTCGCTCCATCATGCTGCCACGGTCCCCACGCCATCCAGCCTAACAGCTACGCTGGTGATGCCGTTTCCGGCAGCCTCAGTCGCGATGCCCACGGGGAAACGCCCAGTGCCCGGCACGTTTATGCTTTTCGCAGTATTGTCCCACGCGACCCGCGCGCCGACCGTCAGGACGGCGGCGGTGGCTTTCGGCAGCTGATAGACGCCGGTGGTGGCCAGTTCGAGCGGTTCGCCCACAGCGGCCGCATAGGCGGCGATGCCGAAGATGTTACCGACCAGCACGCCTTCGCCAGAGGCGACGCCCCCTGCGGGAGCGGGCACGGTGATGACGTCGCCTTTCTGAATATGGTTCTTCATGATCAGAGCCCTTTCGAGGATTGGATGCGGACCACGGCTATGCGCGCCGTGGTGCCGATGATCTGGCGATTTAGGTCGCCCAGCGCGGCCGCCATTTCTGTATCAGTCGCGTAGGTGACCCGCTTGCCGTCATATTCGACGGTTCGGACGCCCTGATAGCGGGCGGCCATCAGGGCATCGCGCCAGGCGGTGAGTTGGGCGAGGTCGGCCATTATGCGCCTGCGTTCTGGAACCAGCCGCGGTGGTCGATGAACCCTGCGCCGAAGTCCAGGATCACCCGGATCTCCACACCGTCCACGTCCCACCCAGACCGGCTTTCGACCTGAGGCCCCTCGTTGCCCGACAGGTATGCAAACTCGAGGCCGTCGATCTCGCCCGGGTCGGCGGTGACATACCAGCGGGTGGCGCTGGACAGACGCGGTTCCACCACCAGCGACATGGCACCCGAGAAGGGGTTAACATCGGCGGCGGTGGCGGGCGCGATGGTTGCCAGCCACTTCTCGGCCACGGTCTCCAGCGCGGGCGGCACTAGCAGGTTCTTCGGCGTGACCCTGATGATGCGGCCATCGATCCCCTTCTGGGTGCGCAGTGCCAGCCGGGCTGCGGACAGGGTCGTATCGGAGATCACCGCGCCGCTTCCCGCCTTGTTGCCGTGATCGACATGGAACAGCGCCTTGGTGTCGGACAGCGTCGGGCCGTTGCCGCTGTTCGCCTCCAGCAGCGTGACGAGGATCCGGGCCTCGGTCTCGGCGGCCCCTTGGCCCATGCGGCGTGCAAGGTCCGAAAAGGCGCCGAGATCGTCGTTCACCAGCACCTGCCGGGTGATGCCAATCTTCTTGGCCCAAGTCTCGATCTTGTAGGCTTCGCGCGCCTCGGCCATCGTCCCGGCCTTGATCTCGCCGTGCTCGTTCAGCTTTTCCAGCAGTGGTGCCTCGCCCAGCATGATCTTGTTCACCGACCGGAAATCCCGCGCCGAGGTTTGTCGGCCAAGACGGCGGATGCCCGATGGTGCGGCCTGGTAGGCATCGCGTAGCACGCGGCCAACGGTGTTGCCGAGAATGATCGGGAAATCAGATGTGGTGTGCAGGGCACGGGTGACGAGTGTCGCGGGCGATAGCGCCATGGTGGACTCGCCGCGCAGGGTCAGCAGTTCCTTCGCCATGTCCACCGGCGTGGCATAGGCATAGCGGCGGGCCGGTTCGGAAAGCTCATGGCGCGGGTTGATCCGGGCGTAGAGGGCTTCGCCCATCTGGCGGGAGCGCAAGCTCGGGTCATCATGGCTGTCGCCCATCTCGACGCGCACCTGTTCGGTGCGGATCGTCGGCGCGCTGCGGCTGGCCAGCACCTCAAAGGCGGCACGACGCGCGGTGTCGGCATCTGCTGCGGTGTCGATCTGCCCGTCGATCCATGACTGGTCCAGCCCGGCGATGCGGGCGATGGAGCGGATCTCGGTATTGATCACGGCGCGGCTCTGCGTCTCGGGCGGCGCAGGGGTGACGGTGGTGTCGGTCATTTGGGTCTCCATGCGGATGCGGGCACCCGGGTCAGCCGGGGTGGGGACAAGGGAAATTTCGTGTGGGGTCCAGCGGCTGGCGGTCAGGACGCGTGCGCCGTTCTCGGTCGTCTCGGCCCATTCCTCGACGGAGTAACCGACCGAGACATGGCGCAGGATCCCAGACAGCACGTCCTGCCAGAGCGGTTCCACCTCGGGGCGCGATGAGAAGCGGATAAGGGCCGTGCCGCGGCGGCCATCGACGGTTGCGGATTGCACGCTGCCTAGTACGTCGCGGACAGCGGATTGACGGTGGGCATCAAGAACGCTGGCCCCTTGGAGGCGCGACAGGTCCACTGATTCCGGCGCAAGGCTGAGGCGTTCGACATACGGACCCGCCATGTCACGGCGGCGCACGGGCGCGCCGGTGGACCAGATCACCTCGACGGTGCGGGCTTGCGCGTCTGCGCTGGCCGGGGCCATGTCGGCGCGGCGCGTCAGCAGGGTGACGATGTCATTCATCTGGGATGTCTTCCTTCTTGACAGGCGGCGCACCGAAAGTCAGGCCCAGCGCGTCGGTGCGTGCCTTGTCTGCGGCGATCTCGGCATCAACCTGTTCGGCGTCGTAGCCCCGTTCGGAAATCGCCTGACGACGGCTTTTGAGACCGGCGTTGATAGCGAGGATCTCTGCCTCCACGTCCTTCTTCGGATCGACGTAATCGAACTTGGGCGGCAGCCATTCGCAGGCGAGATACGCCGCAGGATCGCGGTCGAAATCGCGGGCGGGCAGATCGCCCGACAATACCGCTAGCCGCACGAAGCGTTCCCAGACCGGGCGGCAGAACAGATGGACGACGACATTGTGCTGCAACTGCTCGACCCGGCGGCGAAACTCGATCAGCCCAGCGCGGATCGAGGAATAGGTGACACCCTCCAGATCGCCGGAGACCAGTTCATAGGGCAGGCCCATGCCCGCAGCCACGGCGCGGAGATGGTTCTTGACGAACGGGCCGTAGGCGTCGCTCTCGGTCGGGTTGGAAAAGCGGATATCGGTGCCGGGCGGTAGTGGGATGAGGCTGCCAGGCTCCATGCCGACAGTCAGTGCGCCGTTGGTGTTTGTGCCGGTCAGACCCCCCGCCGTGCCGTCGGGATCGGTGATGAAACCGGTGAACAGGGCTGCCACCTTGGCCTTCACCAGTGCCGCATCCTCGAACTGGTCTAACTCATGCAACCGCAGCAAAACCGGAGCAAGCCACGTGATCCCGCGCAACTGTCCAGCGGCCAGCGGCTTGAACAGATGCAGGCAATCTGTGGCGGGGATGCGCAGAGGTTCCAGCCGCAACGAGGTCAGCGGATCGCCGGGCCGTTCCCTCATCATCCAGTAGGCGGCGCGTTGCCCAGCGCTGTTGAACTCGATCCCCGCCCTGACGCGCGCACCGCCGCCGATGTCGCGATGCAAGTCCAGCGGCACCTGGTCCCGGTCCAGCAGGTCGATGTGCAGGGGGACAGCCGTACCGTCGGGCACGACGCGCAGACGGGCGAAACTTTCGCCGCCCTCTACCATCGCCCGCACGGCCATGGCCTGCAGCCCATAGAAATCCGCCAGCCCACCCGGATCAGCATGATCTGTCCAGCGCAGCCACAGAACCTGCAGCCGTTCGCGCACGGCGCGGTCGGGATGTGTAGATTGCGGTTTGATCCCGGCCCCGACGACATTGCCGACCAGGCTGTCCACCGCCGCCGATACCCATGGATTGTTTCGTGCATACCATCCGGCTCTGCGTGCTGCAGTCGTAGCACCCGATAGGATCGCCGTGTTCAGCCCATCGACCGTGCGTTGTCCCTCCCAACGGCGACCACCACCCGCAGCGTCAAACGCACGGGTGCCGGGGCGGCCGAACAGGCGGTAGATCAGGTTACGCATGAGGGCAGAGTCGCATGGAATAACAGTAATCGGATACTGGGAATCATTTGTAACGTACAATCAGGACGCGTGTACCCAAGCCCCAAGATTTCTCTCGCCACAGTTGACGATATGCCGCGCAAAGCGGAACTGGGATATATTCGCAGTGGTCGACACATTCGAAATTTTGCGAAAAACCGCTAGGGCTATTCCAGAAAACGCATCCGTGATACGGCCATTTACGGCGAGAGGCTGAAAGCAGCTCTTGCCGCATTGATTGAATAAGCAGTAGGGCGCGGACGGTATGGCAAATGTTAAGAACGGTGACGGCAAGCTTCCCGGTAAGACACTCTATGCAGGCCGTAGGCGAGAAACGACTCGGAAATCA